CAGAAACTCGTCAATAATGTAGAGCATATGAAATGACTTTTGAATCAAGGGACATTTTATATTTTTATAAGCGAATAGCGGGGTTCGAACCCGCAACTTTCAGCTTGGAAGGCTGACACTCTGCCAGTTGAGCTACATTCGCAAAAAACAACAAGATTGTGACTTTTTCACAGACACAAAGCTAGGCTCGTTTCAATACTAACATAAGTTAGTTTGGTTAGCTTCAACAGAGCCATTGAAGCACCCTAATATTATATAAAAAAACTGCTTTATCTTGTTGCCCATAACCTAATCTCTATTCTAAACGCCATTGACATCTTTGTCAAGTGTTTGTTCAAAATAATCATCAATCTTATATCTATTTATAGTTTTCTTCATAGCTAATTCATTCAAACCAAGAAACCTTGCAGCCTCTCGCTTCGAATGTGTTGCGGATAAAGCATACTTCAATACCGCATCTTTTACAATGTTTGGGATAGAATACCAAAGTGGTAATCCATATAATTTTTTATTAAAAGCAGACCTAGAAGCCAACTCTAATTTTAGACCAATAGCTTCCTCAAGGGAAAGAGCGTTGAAAATAATTTCAAATTCCTCACTAGATTTTCCTTGTTTTCTTAATCTATTAGAGATAGAATAATTTTTATTCCGTCCATCATTCCTTTTCAGATTCGCCATTAGCTACACCTAGTATACCATAACCCGCGATGTCTTTAAACGGATTTTCTCCAAACGCATCTTTTTTAGTTGCAATTCTAAACAACTTGTCAATGATGCGAGTAATAGCCAACATATCTTTATATTGATTTGGCTCAATCCCGTTTGGATAAAGGATCTTTAAAATTTTTTCTGACTTCAGGAAAGAACTTCCATAAGCAGCATCTTTTTCGTCAACAAGTTTACCAATTTCAGTAGCAATTTTTTCGAACTTCATGAAGTTAAGAATACTATTATTATAAATCGAAGTCAAGTTCTTCTTCATCACCTTCTTCTTCAGTTCCGAGATCTTCTTCTTCACTAGCTTCTGCATCAATTTCTTCCTCATCGGATTCTACTTTTTCTTCTTCATATTCATCAGTTGTTGGTTCAATAACCTCGCCAAGTTCTTTTTCCCACTTGTCAAAATAAAGTTTTAGATTTGTAATCAAATAATCTTGGAAAGTTTTTTGATCCTCGTCATCGCTTAGGGTATTATATGATTCTAAGATTTGTTTTTCTATGGAGTCAAACGATTGCGCGGCCAGTTTTGCTCCGGTTGCGTTTGCATCTTCCTGTGTAGATTCAGGGTTTTCTTCTTCATCGCTTTCAATGCCTGGATCAATATCAATAAATTTATCATCATCTGTTATATCAATTTCGATTTCTTCATCAATCTCAATAAATTCTTCATCAGTCGCGCCATCGGCACTCATCTCACTAGCTTGGCTATTTATGTTCGCGGTTTCTAAAGCAGTGTTGACAGAGGAAACTAATTGTGATCGGAAAGCGTCTCTCTGTTCTTTCTTAGTAGTTAAAGATTTATAATCTTGCTCAATTCCAGGAAGGATACTCTTTAACAAATCCTCTAAGAAGTTAATGGCAGTAGAGGCATGAGGTATTCGGTCAGCCTCACTCTCTAGAATAAGTTTATGAATAACTCCTCGCAAAACATCTTCTTCCACCTTTGCTTTTTTATCTGCTTTGGCGATAATCTTGCGGATTGCTTCTCTTAGGATTGTTTCTTTCATAAAAGTCTCCCTATCAATATAATGTTCTTTAATTTTTTTAGTCATAATACTCCAAGCCTTTTTTTTATCTTTAAGATTCTTTAAGGGTATATATTTAGCAAAAGATTTAAAATCGTTATTAGCGATAATCTCCCGCATTTCAGTTCCAGATATTCCACCACCAAACATAGGAGTATTTATCATTTCTATAGATAATCCTAAGTCTCTTTTGTCTGCGAAGCTTTGAGCACGATCAAAGCGTGTGTCTTTTTTGTCTTTCTCGCCCTTTCCAAGAAAAACTGTTTCCTCATTATTGAGAGTTTCTAGGTAGTCATATACTGAAGCCACGGGCGTACCTTTATCAGATATCATTACTGACATTCTATCACCAATTCCATTAGCTTTTATATAAAGTTGCCACAACTTTAGAGATTGATCGGCATTTATTTCTATTGTCTTTTTTTTATCTGTGGAGTATCCCTCACGAGACTTAGGAGAAACTATAACAATAACTTCGTCAGCGCCGCTGTCCAATAAATGCTTTGCTCCCAAAAAATGACCAGCATGCGGTGGTTTGAAACCACCAGGATGAATACCTATAGTCTTTCCAGATTCTTGTTCTAACATAACTTCTTTTTGTAGGGCTGGAATCTTTCCGCGACCATATTTGAATATTCCTAATATTTGATTTGCGGGTGCAAAGTTTCCTGTAAACTTATATGTCACTCCATCCCAATCAAATACAAATCCTTCCGTGGCTGTACTAATGTTTTCTGCTTTACCAATCTTTTCTAGATGCTTGCGAACAACATCCATCACATCATCGCGATTAGAACCATTGATTGCATCTATCGCTATCCCAACTTCGCCAGCCAAACGCTTTACTTCAGCATCATTATCTAAAATAAATGCGCTTTCTAAGCCTCGCAACATTTCTACAGAGAAGTCATGAATTGTTTTCTCTAGTGGACCAATCACTTCTCCCATGATTTTCTTTCCACCCTTCACAAAGGAATTTATTTCTGCTTTCGCTTCTTTCTCAAGACCCTTGGTAATGGCAGTAACCTTGATTCCTTTTTCACCCGCAAGCCGTCGTATCAACATGTCTTTACGAGCATCGTCTAACATGGGAAATTTTTTATCAATTATGGGAGACAACCGCGCATTGATAAATTCACCAATAGTGCTTCCATCCGAAAGACCGACACTGGAAATTATCTTATTGATACGCTGATCCGCTTTCTTGAGAGCCGAATCATTACCAAGATTTTGTAGATTTTTGATGGCATTCATTTGGACTGTAAAGTCTTCAGCCGCCTCAGATTGTTGAACACCCTCTAATGCGTTTTGCAAAATAGCCACATTACTGGACACATCAGTATCTTTTATGTTTCCGGTTTCACGATCAAATTCAGAATGACCTTTCTGGTGGATAACCAGGGACCGAGTATCATAGTTAATAACATTCGGATTGGCTGGGTCCATAATTTCAGCATTATAAAAAATATTGGCGTCTTCTCCAAATATTTCTCTTTGTTCTTCGGGGGATAACTGGCTTATCACTTTTTCAAAGGCATCAAAAGAATCAACAAACGCTTTTTCTAATGCACCCCGATCAGCAAACTTACTCGCAAGTTGCATAGCGTCCATTCCACCTGTTTTTATGTTGCCTTTATTTCGGGCTGCTTTCGCTTTGCCGTCTTTTACAGAATAAGAAATAAAAAGGTTTTGACCATCGGTCTTTTCTGTCCCGAGGAGTTCACCGCTTGACGCAGTATCAAATATTTTTTTTATTTCACCAAAGGATAAATCTGGATTATCATATAGGTGATTGAGATGACCATATAATCCACCCTCTAGTAATAGCGATGACATTTCTATTCCTTGGACGTGTCCTGTTCTTGTAGTAATTGATTTTCTTCTTGAAGAATTTGGTTTTCTCGCTGTAGACGATTAGATGCTTTTCTAATTTCGTTCAATTGATGTTTCATAAGCTCGATCCGCTTGCTCTCTCTCATAGATCTGGGCTTAATCATCCCTAGACTTTCTCTGAGTGATTGAACCCATACACTAATATCCGGCGTGACACCTT